ATGGGATTTGCCCTCGGCCACCCTGTCCTGTTCTGATACTGCGTGGAGAGCGACCAAACGCCTTGATAATTTGGCATTATCCAAGTCCTCCGTGACCAGACGAACAGCCAGCAAGCTTTGCGCGAGCAACGGTTAAATCACCAAAGTCTGTGGCATTTCCAGTACTGGCAATCGTGACATACTGTATTATGTCCACAGTACTAGCGTATTCACCACCAGCAAATACAGCTCTAGTACTATTCGCGCAACCACCCATGTACCCGTTAAATGCAAGCAAGTTGCCAAAGTCTGTGGCGTTTCCAGTAGATGCTATGGTGACGTAATCTATAGTATTACTGCCACCACCAGCAAAAAGCCCTCTGGTTGAATTTGATGCTCCAGTTACTTGCTGTCTGCCCTGAGTTAAGTCTCCAAAGTCAGAAGCATTTCCGAGAGATGCAATGGTGACATAATCTATTATATTGGTATCAGAAGTTCCACCGCCCCATACGCCTCTTGTTGGCGAGGAAAATGACGCCAATTGGGAGCGTTCACTTGTCGCCTGCCCAAAATCACCAGAGTTTCCGGTGCTTGCTATAGTGATGTAAGAAATATTTCGTCCTGAATCAGAACTTTTGCTTCCAATAAGACCCCTTGTCTGACTTGAACAAGAAGCATTGTATTGGGTGTGGTTGGGGTCTAGGTTGCCAAAATCGGAGGCATTTCCTGTACTGCTAATAGTGACGTAGTTTATTGTTTGGCCGTCCCCGCCGTCATTACCGCCCCAAAAAATACCCCTAGAGCTACTAGCGCAAGATGCGTTATCCTGTACTGAATTGATTAAATCGCCAAAGTCAGTTGCGTTTCCGGTTGAGGATATAGTTATATAATCAATAACATTAGATCTTGGGCTTCCACCAGAAAGAAGCCCGCCGCCGAACAGCCCTCTAGCCGCCGCAGGACTTACACTCCCACTCGCATCGCTAGGCGCTGAATAACCAAACGCATTAATCGCCCATACACTGAACGTGTAGCTAGTACCGTTTGTCAGGCCGGTGACTTCTATTGGGGAGGATGATCCTGATGCGCCAATTCCGTCATTAGATTGGGCGCGATAGCCGGTAATAGCCGACCCGCCGACATCAGAAGGCGCAGTAAACGATATGGTCGCTTTTGCTTCACCCGCCGTGGCTGACACGCCAGTAGGCGAGTCTGGGGCGTTCAGCCCGTCCTGACCAATAAAACCGCCTTTGTTTTTAGCCATGAAAGGCTCCTATTAGCTGATTTCTTCGTAGCTAACGAGGACTTCAAGGTCATTGGCAGTGCCAGCCGTAACTGAGATAGAGCGGTCTTCCTCAAGATACAACGCGGTGTTTTTATCCAGTACAACCAGTGAAGCATCTGCTGGAACGGACACGGTAGAAACCAGCGAGTATGCAGTTCCACCAATGTCGTCTTGGGTGTGATAATCCACGGTCACGTCGCAAGCGTTACTGCCATCGACGTTAGCCACTTGGATCATGTTGATCTTAAATACCTTCCCGCTGGAAGCGGCGTTGCTGACAAGCGCGGTTGCGTTTGTGTTAGCTAACGCAAGGTAAAACGATTTACCCGTAATGGTGGCTACATTTACAATGTTGGGTGCGGCCATTTTCTATCTCCTATCCAAATACAATAGCCATAGCAATGGCTTTGCCTGTGTTAATGCCTGCGGCTCCAAATGATAATTTGCCAGAGCCATCGGTTAATAAAGCCTGACCGTTTGTTCCATCTGCATTCGGTAGCTCAAGCGTATATGTGGCAGAGGCGCTGTGGGGCGGTCCCTGCAAGGTGACACCATGACTGTTGGATTCACAATTGAAGCGAATCTTTCCCGCGTTCGTGTTTCCGTAAAGCTCGGTAAATCCCGTGCCATTTGGAAACAACTGGATGTTGCCGTTGGTGTCCGTTGACTTGATAGCGTTGGCATTTAGCTCAAGGTTCTCTATCAGAACGGAGCCGTCAGACTCTTCATAGACGGCCTTTTCGGCAGGGTAGGCAATAAATATATTTTTACTGCCAGCGCCAAAATTAACCGCCGAGCCACTGTTTGAGCTTTCCAGTACGGTCGTTCTTGTCAGCGTGTTGCCACTACTGGCATACGTGCCTAGCCCCACCTCAAACGTATTGTTGGTCGTGTCAACAATCGCATAGTATGTGGTGTCTGCGTCAGACAAAACCGCCGAAAACGCTTGGAAGTTTGCCACAGCACCGCCCAGCGAAATAGCGCCCGTCCCCGTGGTCGTAGTCGTCTCTTTTACGCGGTCTTTTAGAACGAGAGCCATGATTATGCAATCCGGATAATAGCGTTAGATGCGTCGGGGGTTGGGAACACAATGGTAAAGTCGCCAGCACTAGATGCCTTGTCAGCACCAAAGTCCAGCACAACAATTGAATCAGTCGTGCCCGACCCGCCACCAGTCGTGGTGTTGTAAATTAACGCGCCACGGGCCGTAATGGTCGAAGAGCCAAAGGTCAAGTCGGCAAAGTCAGTTAGTGCCGTTGTTCCTGACGTGGTAGGAGTAACATTGGTCAGCGTGCCGCCGCCAGCAGAATAGCCCGTACCGCTTACCTCGTTGCTGGTGGTGTAGGCGGTTGTAGCCGCATCAAAGCTCGCGCTATTGGTGTACATGGCCAGCTTGAAGGTGTCCCCGCTACTGGCAGTGAAGTTGTGTGAGCCTACAAGCAGTTCCTGCTTGAATGAGGTACACATGTAGTTTCCGCTAAAAGCCATATCAAAGTCTCCTGATAAGTTCGGCTAGGTCTTTTTGCCCTGCATCACACAAGGCGTTGTAAACAGTGGTTCGGTCGCTTTTTATGGCTTCCTTCATGTAGTAAACAAGGAGCTTCCTGATGTCGGCTCTAAACGCCTCGGCTTGTGCTCGCACCTCTGGCGCGGCGCTTTCAGCTATTGAGACAATCCTGTCCAAACACCTCTCAGCAACTTCCTCCGGGGTAAACCCCCTATTGGATGTTGTCTGCACAAATACATTACCAACGGTAGCGTCGATCATGATCTAGGCTTCCTTACCTCTCCGCCACGGTAGCTGTCTGTTGTGCTGTAACCCTCGCCCAGCTCCTCCAGTTTGGCCAGCGCCTCCATGTACCTCTGGGCATACAACTGCATTAGGTCTGGGTCGCCCTTGAGGTAGGTATACGCCTCAACAAGACAGCCATAAAGCAGTGTGGACTCAGCATTAGTGCCGAGCCAGCTAGTGCCGTCTGTGGAGGTGGTAATTGAGGTGGGTTTGTGGAAATAATGCAGTTCGGCGGTGTACGCCGCGTCTGGGGTAGGGCCAAGAATAAATGCAGTGCGGCTAAAGATGCCGTAATACTTGGGTGCGCCAGTAGTACCGGACACCGGATACGCCTGCCGGATAAAATTAACATCCTTGAAGATCAGGTAGTCATATCCGGAATTATCAATCGCTAATGAGTAGGGCGTCAAAAAATCCGATGGCATTACCAGATATTGACTTCCCGCGGCGACAGACCCCTCTACATTTTTGCGGAAGTCGGGTAACTGTACCGTCTTGAGAATCTTGTCTTCTGCCTGCTGAATAATAGTCGGCAGGTTATTGACGAAGCTGGTCTCGTTGGACTCCGTATAGTCCTGTATGGCCTGCTTCAACGTGGTAAAGGTAAACGCCATCAGGAAGTCTCTACTGTTACGCGCCCAACCACGCCTGCCATGTCAAGGCCCACAGTGCGGCTCCCAAGAGCTGTATTGCCACCACCAACGGGATCAAAGGCAGACAAAGCGCGGCTTTCGTCAAGTGAATTGTCAGGTCTAGGGTATCTAAGAGCCTGCGGATCGCTCGCATTGACATCCCCCAATTTAAGCTGGGGCTGGTCCTGATCCACCACATCCCGGCCAACTAACAAGCCGTTCCATCGACCATCCTCTATTTGACGGACAAGGTCGCGCAGTGGGTAACGGAATCCAGTCCGATCACAAAAGCCGAAAGCATGCTTACCCTTGGCATAACTGCTCATAGGTCGCTGTAGCCTCCCGGCGCCATATATAGAGCGGCTTTCTCGCGAGACGCATCCGCCGCAAGATTCCACTGCTCCTCGTACACCTGCTTGAGAGCAGGCGCGATAGTCATAGATTCTGGTTTCTTGCTGGCTATTTGATAAGCCAGCCCTGCTACGAGGCACGGCAGATAGCGAGCGGGGACATCCATGTTATTGGACGCAGGCTTGCCACTGTCTTCAATCCGGTCTAAATAGTAGTAAGCGAATGTGTAGCTGGTCGTTGCGTCTGGAACAGGCCAGAAATGCACTGTAATACCAGCAGGCTTCCGCTCAATGTAGTACTGGAGCGGTCGCCCTTGGGTCAGCTTGTTGGTCTGGTGCGCGTACTGGCTGACCGAAATTCTCTGCATGGTCAGGTCGGACTGCTTGGACGTGTCGCCCGCGTCGGTGCGCAACAACCCTTCTATTATGTCTAACTTCTCAGATGTAAGGTCGTATGACGACGTTCCTGCAACAAGAGCCAACGTGGCGTCTCGCACCGTCCAGAGATTAAGGCCGCGGTTTTGCCACTCAAGCATGAGCAGATCAATGCTCCGACGAGCAGTTTTGTAATCATATCCACTGCGCAACTCGGAGCCAGCACGCTCAAACGCCTCTTCCATTATGTCTGACAGGTCAAGAGTAAAGCTAGTTGTTCCGCTAGTCGCCATTTAAACAACCACCCCTCGGGTCTTGCCGCGCATGGCAATGCCATTTCTGCACTTTGCCTTGGGTATCTTGCCCCCGACAGCCATCTTCCTGCACTTGGACTTGGGTGCGTTTTTAACCTGTTTTGCGGTCTGCGCTCTGCTGATTGCCATTTAGCTACCCTTCTTCCATTTCTTGGACTTCGACTTGGTCTTGCTCGGACTCCACTTGACCTTGTCCGCCCAGTAGGCCGCAGACATCTTGCCGCGCTTAATGTTCTTTGCATGACGCGACTTAAATGCTTTGCGCTGACCAACGGTTTGATTGGTCTTTACGCCCTGCTGTCCAAACCGAATGATTTTTTCTTTGCCGCCCTCACATGCCTTGACGATGTGGGACTTTTTAGAGTGACCGGGAGTTCGCTTTGGCTTGTTGCACGCCATAGCGCCCTTATCAACGCGACCGCCCTTTTTGTAGTAAAGTCGCATTACTTTCGGTGCCTCGCTGTCTTTTTGGCCACCTTCTTTGGCTGGCTGGAGTGCTGTTTGCCTTTTTTAGTGTCAGCCCGCTTTTTACGGCTAGTTGCGGCGTATTCCTTTGAAGACAGCGATTTGATTGCTTTTTCTGGCAAATATCGCTCACCCGTAGCTTTTTTGCCTTGAGTGCTAGGCTTTCCAGACTTGGTGCGCCACTTCTGTTTCGTCCACTTTTTAAGGGACTTTTGCGACTTCTTTAGCGCCATCAGTCTTTGTAGCCGCCGCCTGCGGCTTTGTACTGCTTTGCCAGCATCTGGGCCTTTCGCGCTGACCATTGTCCGGGCTTGCCACCTTTGCCACCCGCCTTAATCTTGTTGAATAAGCGCTTGCGCATGGATGGCTTGGTGTAGTTTCCAGCCTCATTGACCTTTGACTTTGTTTTGCCGCCCTTCTTGTAATACTGTCTCATCAACCATAATTCTTTTTCAGTTTCAGGACGACAGAGTACGTATCAGTGTCACTCGCGCCTGTAGTGGTGAAAAGAATGTCCCCCGTCTTGCCACCAGCGGCGGCATTGTTGGGTAGACCTACAAATTCAGAAAAGTCCAGCGTATCGCCATAATCAGCGATTAGCTCCCATGCAAGAACATTGGTGCTTGCATCGCAGAAAATCTGCACACCCATACCCTTGGTGGTATACCAAATGCACTCAATATTGACACTGGTACACGCCCCCTTACTTGCAGGGTCTGCACTCAGCGTCGATACGTCCACCTTGGCAACTCCAGCTTCACCTGTGCCATCGCTGATATTGGTGAAGTGCATGACTGCTGTGCGGGGGCCATCTTCAATAATCTTGGTTGTGACTACATCAGCCATCTCGTCCTCCAGATAAGGGGGCTATGCCCCCGTCAGTTTATGATGCGTCTGAAGTACTAGAGATGCCAAAGAACTTGAGCACAATCACTGTGTCGCTTCCGGGGTCTCCAGAAACTACAAGCTCGACTTCATCGCCAACCAGACCGCTTGCGCCAGTGGTAAAGCCAGACATGCCCAACACGCCGTTGCAACCAAAGAATCCTTTGAATCCGGTTGTGTTCAGCGCGGCAGAGATGCCATCGACATAACCATCGGTGTCTGCGTCAGTACCAATGTCGTTGAGGTTTACAGAGTTTGTGGAAGCTGTGGTGACCGCTACGGTAACGCCCATAGGGATAAAGTTGACGGGAATTCCAACTGCAGTCTCTTTACCTGTCGTTGCCCCGTTGGCTACGGTGATCGTGGCCTCATAGGTCTGCAACGTCATGGTGCTGGTAATAGCGCCTGTCGTGGAATTTTTGGTGATGTCTTGGAACCCGTTTTCAGAGCGAACGGGACCGTTAAAAGTAGAAGTAGCCATTTGATTCTCCTGTCGTGGCTAGAGTCTAATGTTCCACATGGAACAATTAGTCAGGGAAAAAGGGGGGCAAAGCCCCCCGACATGTTAGGAAGTTCCGGGCGAGCCGTAGATTCCCAGCGGATCGGATACGCCGAAGCTGTATCGCTCGCGAGCCTTGTACCGGACGTTACCAGTATCAAAGTCGCCGTCCATTGAAGTCTCCAACGCAGTACGGTTGAAGTGCTTCATGCCGTTCGGTACATCGGTGATCAAGAAGAACGCATTCGTGTCAGTCAAGAAGTGATTGACAGAATAGCCTTCTGGAATCGAACCGTTGTTGCGAAGGGCATTGATGTCGTTGTCAGCCGTGCCAACTCGACCCTCAGTCTCAAGCAAACGAGTTGCTACAAACTGAAGTGCGGGTGGAACGATTAAACGACGGGGGCGAGCCGCAATCAGCAGTCCACGCTCATCGGTAAATGCGGCGATGTTAATCACAGCATCTTCCAGTGAGGTTTCATTCAGATCAGCCGCTACGGCAGGACGGTTAGCGTTAGTGCCACCGTTTACCAGCGGGTGAGCCGTGCTGAACAGCGTTACGCCGTCACCAGATTGGAAGGTGTTAAAGCCGTTGTTAAGCGGGTTTGCCGCTTTAACCTGCTTGGTGTGTGCCATAGCACGGGCCAACGCCTTGGTGTAGCGAGCAGAAAGAGAATCGTAAAGATTGTCTTCCATCGCTTCTTCAGTGATGCTGAAGCCCAGAGCAATTGTTTCGTGGTTATAGCGAGCAGTGAACGACTCTTGCGCCGAGTCATAGCTAATGGCAGAGCCTTCAGCTTTAACTGGTGCGGCACCAAAGCCGGACAGCTTTACTTCTTCCTCAAACGACCGCTCAGATGATTCAGTGTCATAAATCATCGTGTGCTCGTCGTCGTACCGCTCATACTCCAAGCCGAACAAGGCGTTCAGACCGGGGAGCAGTTCTTTCAACATTTGTGCGCGTGAAATAGCCATTTCCTAAGTCTCCTTAAACGCCGAGCTTGGTTTCGTAGGCATGGCTAAGTGGAAGGTACGTCACAATACAGTCGGTGAAAGCATCACCTACCGTACTCTTAGGCCCATCCACGAAGTCCACAATACGAAGCGGAAGCGTGTTGGTAGTTGCGATGGAGCCACCGTCAAGAGCATTCTTGCTCCTTCCGATAGCAGTTGAGCCAGCAGTGCTGACAGCCGAGACGTTGTTACCCAGACCTGTCTGAGCAATTGCCTCGTCTCCCTGCATCTGGAACAACAACTTGGGATCATCCACGACATAAGCCATGATGTCACTTGCCGCTGTTGAGGCAGGGAAGTATTGGTTAAAGGTTAACTGACCAGTACCGGGATCAGTGTAGGAAACGCCGACAAAGATGCCGACAGTTCCTGCCACGACAGACGTAGTAACCGCCGCTTTTTCCAGAGTACCAGCCGCAACCAGCTTGACGAAATCGCCATAAAAGATGTCCGTGGCATAACCACTAGCAATCTTGATATGGCGCACTTTTCCGGTGAAAGAACCAGAAGCACTAAGAGTGCCTACGGGTTCTGCACCCATCGGAGTAGCTGATGTAGCCATCTTTATTCTCCATTACGAGAGTTAAAGGCCGGTGCTCTCCGGGTTACCGAAGTCAGCTCCGACCAAAGGTAGTCCGAGTTGACCGCTCAGGTTTCAGAACGGGCATTCGGGGGTCGTTTTGCTTGAGGAAGTTGTTGTCTACAGATTCCATCTGACTTTCAGCCATATTCTGGAAGTACTCTTCTCGTTGCTGTACTTTGTCCTCTGGGGCTTTGCACAGCAACAAACCGCCGATTTCAATATTCCCCTCAAATCGGGAGTTGATATCAGACATGACATTCAGCTCTGGCTTGTCTTCAGACTTCACTGGAATCCATCCCTCTCGGAACTTCTGAGAGACGTTCGTGTTATCCGCATGGCCTAGTGTGCTAGTGCGTATCCAACGGAATACCCACCCATCTTCTGGGTCGGGAGTTGGTAATACGGAGGCCGGCATCCACGAATCGGATGGTCGTTGTTCAACTTCTCTGGACTCTGCGTCCCTGTTGTTGCGCTGTTCTGCCATTTTAGGACTCCTTTATGAGCTGGTTGGCATACTGTTCTGCGGTTAACCCTAATCGCTTTGCGAGAGCGAGTTGGGTGCGGCTCAACCTCACTTTGCGTGGTTTGGCACCGTTATTCCTAGAGGAAGGGGCCACCACCACGGAGGGGCTTCGGGAAGTCGAGGAAGGTTGTGCGCCCTGAGACGCCTCACCTGAGCCACTGTCTTCTTCGCCGAAGTAGTCTGGAAACCTTGACCGCATAGTGCGATCAATGGTCTCAAAGTATTCGTCCGAGTTGGGATCAAAGCCCTCGTCTCGAACTAATTTTTCATGCACGCCGTAAGCCAGCGCGGTCATATCTTTTTCTTGGCCAAACCAAGGATTTTTTTCTGACCACTGCACTGCCTTCGCCGAGGGAGTTGGCGGTGCTGGTGCTGGTCCAATTTCGGGCTGTTTAGCCGGCCTTTGCGCTGGCTTAAACTGCTCTGGAGCCTGTTCAGGGCGCTGTTGAAGATGATTTAGCTGATAGTCAGCAGACTTTAGCTCTGACTGCGCATTGATCATTGCCTCTTGCGCTTCTAGGATCTTGTCTGTGTTACCCTCTTCGTAAGCCTGACGATAGCTATTCTTAGCTTGATCGACAGCCATAGAAGCTCGCTCTCGTATCTGATGTACCAGATACTGCTCGCCCTCTTGAATGATCTTGTGATACTGCTTGCTCTGATCCGCATACTGTTGAGCAACTCTGATAGCCTCTTCGCGAAGACGCTCTGCCTCTTCTCTCTGACGACGCTCTTCGTGCTGTTGATAACGGAGCTTATTAATTCGCTTTTTGACCTTCTCGGAGTAACCCTCCAGCTCTTCATCTTCGCTTGAGGCTGTTTTAGTCTCCTTTGTCTCCTTAGCAGGGGGGCGGCGGTCCTCTTCAGGTCGGTCATCTACCACCTCCACATCTATGTCAGGAACTAGACCTTCGTCATCCGGCTTCTTACCAATAACCGTTTTGACACCAAAAAACTTTTCTTCAGCAGAATGCTCCTGCTGTTCCATTTGCTCTTCACTCATACCTTTTCAATCCCCCTCGGGTCTTCTACAACTGCTTCGACGCTATCGTCGTTAATCAGGCGAAACTCTTTGCCGTGAATTTTGAATCGCGTCCCACTGTAGGAGCGCATCAATATCCACTCGCCTTCATTGCAATATGGGCCGTGCGGAAAACGACTTTCATCGTTATAGGCATCTGGACCCATCTTCAGCACAAAGCCACAAATAGAACCGATTTCCTCTATGTCCATTGTTTGCTTTGATTTGAGTATGCCGCCTTCCGTTTTTTCATCTGGCTCCGGAAGGGCTATAAGCAGTTTGTAACCTTTAGGCTCAGGTAGTTGACTAGCAGTTTTTTGCTCTTCAGTCATAATTCCTTTCCTGCACCAGAGTTAGGCGTCTGGCGTCACCATGCACTACACCGTGTAGCGAATTAGTCGCGCTCTATCCTGTCGTTAAGATCAAGAAGTGCGCGCTCTGCGTAGGCTAATCCTTGAATAATCCCTACACAGCGGGAGTACTCTTCCATGTCCTTGCATCCCCCGACCGCTATATGGTCGGTGATCTCGTTCATGTGATCGCGATACTCAGTTTGAAGCGCCTGCAACATGTTGTTGCTTGCTTTTTTAGTCATCGACTAAGTCCCTGATTGCATTGAAACCGGCTTTGAAGCCTTCGATTTCTTTTTGCGACTCATCCCTGCTCTGCTGGGTAGCCATCTTGGATGCGAGTCGTGCGCTTTCTATGCGCTCTTGTTGCTCCATCTTCTGGAGGTCAACCATTGATTTGTTTTGGGACTTTTCAAGATCGGCCTGTATCTTAGCCATCTCGGTTTGCGCCTTAGCCATTGCCTCTTGCTCTTTGAGGGTTATCTCCCGTTGTTGCATCTGAACAATCGGGTCTTCCACTTGCTTGGCGTTTTGCTCGGCTTGGGCCATCATCTGGGCCTTACCGGTAATCTGGTCTGCCGCTGGGGCAACCAGCCTTGATATGCGGAGTT